GTGGGGCATGGATGGTTCTTCGCCGGCAACAGTCGATGCAGGTACAAACAATTTGTCAGGATTGGTCGTTGGTAATATCAGAAACTATTTTACTCCGGGCTGGACTCTTAATGGTGCAATCGCCGAATTGGTCATCGTGAATAGCGAGCTTAGCACAGACGACCGTCAAAAGCTGGAAGGCTACCTGGCCCACAAGTGGGGCCTGGAGGACAATCTACCAGGGGCTCACCCGTACAAATCTGCGGCCCCGACCGTATAGGAGCTACCAATGGAGTACTATGTTTTCGCAACCGAAGCGGCGGCTCAAGCGTGCGTTGACTATATCAACGGCACCCCATGGTTCCCAATTGTCGGCGTTTGTGCCGGTCAACCCGCTCCAACAAAACAGGCAACAACCGCATGGGTGGATGCCCCGCTTGAAATGCTGTCCGGTGAGTGGGCGGTTCCTCGCATCCCAGAGAGCCGCCTCGATTATGTCGGCGTCCCGCAAGAGGACCGCGATGCATTCATCGCCGCGTTTGGACAGGACATCCGCGATCTCGCGGATGCGCACTTTCCCGCCCCCGAGTAACCCGAATGAATGTACGGTTTTTTACCAGACACGACCTCAAAGGTTGGCGAGTCTACAGCTGGATCATCGTCGCCATGATGCAAGGTCGCTTCGTCCATTGCGAGGTCGAATCCGGAGGCGTGGTGGTAAACGCTGACTGCGAAAAGGGAGTGGAACTCAAAGCGCCCATAGACAGGACTCCGAGCGTAGTGCTGCACGTTCCGCACAACGGTGAACGATATCATGCCGCAGTACAGGCCGTCCTTGGGTTGAAGTACTCCTGGGCTGGGTTTTTTCGGCTGTGTCTTCCACGGTGGGGCGAGGATCCGAAGGGCATGATCTGCAGTGAGTTGGTGGCATACCTGATAGCCGAGTCTGCGACGGAGGCGAAGCATCGGTATGTCTTTCAAGCCATTCCGCCGTACAGGTGGACACCCAACGCGATACAGCAAGCACTGATTAGAATTGGGGCGTTTTGACCTAACACTGACAAAGGAGAAGGGGGGAGTCATGAGAGTAGCGATTGCAGTACCGCACACCGGCACGGTCCACGCCAAATTTGCATTCAGCCTAGCACAGATGGTCACGTATGCCACTGTCAGCGGCATCGAGGTCGCGATGGTGGATGCGCAAACATCACTGGTCCCTAAGGGACGGCACGAGCTTGTTCAGCAGGCGATGGGCGCGGAGGCAGACGCCATCATCTTCTTCGACTCCGACATGGTCTTCCCAATGGAGACGGTAGCCGGCCTCGTCAATGCTGACAAGGACATCATCGGTCTCAACTATCGGCGCACGGTTCCACCACACGACGAGACGGCACGCAACATCCACAAGGATGGGAGCTGCGACTGGATCGGCACTGGCGGTCTTTTTATCGATCTCTGTGTGTTCCGGGACATCGGGGTGCCCTACTTCAAAATCGATTACGACAAGGAGAAGGACGCGTTCCAGAGTGAAGACTATAACTTCGCCCTGCGGGCCCGTCTCGTGGGCTACAAGATCTGGGTGCACAAGGAACTCAGCAAGGGAGTCGTGCACATCGGACAGGAGGGGTACGTGCTGTGATCTCTCCCCGAAACCAGAAGGTGATTCAGATCGAGGTGACCAACGTCTGCCCGCACCAGTGCAGCAATTGCACAAGGTTCTGCGGTCACCACAAGAAGCCGTTCCTCATGGGACTGCCGGACTTCAAGGCAGCAGTGGATTCCCTTGACGGATATACAGGCATGGTTGGCGTGATGGGTGGTGAGCCCACGCTCCATCCAAAGTTTGAGGAGATGGCCAGGTACATCCACGGCAAGCGCCCGGACACGGTTCCTGCGGATAGGAGTAAACCTATCGAGGATTTCGCGGGCTACCGCAACAAGAACCTATCCTCGATGCGCAGGAAGCGAGGCCTCTGGTCTTCTCTTGGCCTCGGGTACTACAGACACCACGAGACGATCCAGGACGTGTTCGGCTACCAATGCCTCAATGACCATCGCCACGCGGGGGAGCACATGGCGCTGCTCATGCCCCGCAAAGAACTAGGTATACCTGACGCCGAGTGGATTAAGTACCGCGATGCCTGCTGGCTGCAGAGAGCATGGAGCTCGTCCATCACACCGAAGGGCGCCTTCTTCTGCGAGGTGGCAGCTGCGCTTGACATGCTGTTCGACGGTCCCGGCGGATGGGATGTAGAGCCCAGATGGTGGCGGCGGACGCCGAAGGATTTCGGCAAGCAGCTCGAATGGTGCGAGATGTGCAGTGCATGCCTCCCGGTCCCGTCGCTGAAGGCCACAGAGAAGACCGACATCGTCTCCCCCGCCATGGCGGTCAAGCTGCGTTCGATGGGGAGTCGAAAGCGGATGATTGTCTTCGACCCGAAGGCGTACAGCACTGACCAGTTCGAGGTCAACCGCACATGTGAGCCGTACCTGCCCGAGGAGGGCAACAGCGCCCGGGTCGCAGGCACTGAGGCGTCGGTGCACGTGCAGCATCTCGAGGCCATCGTGGTGTGCGTCGGGTATGATGACTACCTGGACGAGACTCTAAGCCGGAACTGTGCTCAACTGGACTCCATCACCGTGGTCACCGACAACAAGGATCCGGCCACGGTGCGTGTTGCCCGGAAGTATGGGGCGAACGTATTTATCTCTCCGAGGATCCACGAGAGGGGGGCGCCATTCGCCAAGGGCAAGGCGATCAATGACGTGATCGACTATCTGCGTGCGGAGGGTCACAACGACTGGATTCTCCACCTGGACGCGGATGTGATCCTCCCGCCCAACTTCCGGGAGTCCCTGTCTCGGTATGTGCTCAACCCGGGATGCCTGTACTACACCAGACGCTGGGGGCTCCCAACCTACGCAGGGATCACAGAATTTCTTGAGCGCATCGACGTGGACCCGTGGCCTACGCTATTCGCCAAGTACGGCAACAAGATGCTGGCTCGCAAGGAAGCGCGTAAGGGCAACGACCTGGAGCACCTGCCATTCGGGTACTTTCAGCTCTTCAACCTCCGAGCCCAAGCCCTCCGAGGGCGTGAGCGCGTGTACTGCGAGGGGAGCAGGACGGCCGAGAACGATGACCTCGCGTTCGGGTTCGAGACTTTCCCGGAGGAGAAGACGGCCTCCCTGCCGATCCCGGAGTTCGACGTGGTGCACCTTCCGCACGGGTGCTGGCAGGAGAACTGGCACGGGCGAAGGAGCGTGCGTCTTCGCGAGGCAAAGGATCCAGGGTTTGTCTTGAGCAATGTATACACGTGCGTGAGAGACTGCCAGTGGAAGGGGCGTATGTACCTGAAGGGTGAGACCGTTATTACTGACAGATGGGATGTGCCACGGCACTTCCTGAGGGAGAGTCTTTGATGCACACACACGATTGGGTGGCAGAGCAAGCGACTTGTGGATGCCGGGTGCTGCGGTGCCAGGAGTGCGGGGTCGCAAAGTCACGTGAGAAGTGCGCTCTACATCAACCGCACAAGCACTGCAGCCGATGCTACTACCTGCAGGAGCTGCACGGGATGCAGGACATGATCCCCCGACACATGCACATCGTTGCAGAGTACCAGACTGCGCTCATCAACATGGGCGTGGACGTTCCCCGTGGGGAGTTTCCTGCCCGGGTTCTGGATATCGGGTGCGGCATCGGCTACTTTGCCCCCTTCTTCTTGGGACTCGGTTACCAGTACGAAGGCATCGAGATGGACACGTGGGCCTCCCGGTACGTGAGGAGCGCGTACATGGTGACTACCCACAACTGCGCGTTCGAGGACTTTGACGGCGCGCGCCAGTGGGACGCGATCGTGGCATCCCATGTGGTGGAGCACTTCCAGGACGCGCCGAGGCAGCTTGCCCGTATCCTGGAGATGCTGAAGCCCGGTGGCCGGTTCTACGGGATCATCCCGGAGGGGTCCGATCTCGGAAATCCGGACCACGAGTGGTTCTTCCCGGAGGGTGCCATTGAACGATGGTTGGATGAGCTAGGCTTTGTGGAGATCCGGACCTACTGCGCGAACGTGGTCCCGTATGAGAGGTTCATCTACCTCGCAGCGGAAAAGCCGTTGACCAACACGTGTGAACTTTGTACGATTCAGGTTGACAACTAGAACTCCCCATGGCGAGGAGCCCAGGCTGATCCCCCGGGCAACCCATCGTGGAGAAAGCGCCACTTTCTGTGCACAGGCGGAGGGTGGCGCTTTCTTTTGCCTCTGGAGAACACATGTACAACGCAGCAGATGAAGAGACAGTCAACGCTCGGAAAGAAGATGTCGCCCGTGAGCGTAGGCAGGAGCTTGAGGATATCCGGCTCCTACTCAAGCGTCCCGAGGGCGTGAGGTTCTTTCGTCGCTTGCTGCGGCAAGGTCACATGTTCCACACGACCTATACAGGGAATTCACAGGGGATGTTCCTTGAGGGCCACAGGAACTTTGCGTTGATGTTCTTCAACGACATTGTGGAGACCGCACCCGACCGGGTGCCTGATTTGTTGATCACGGAGAAGGAGAAGGAGAAGGAACATGTCAGCTGACACGAATGTACAGGATCCTGCCGCGCAGGGTAACACCAATGCGGACGGAGCGGGAGACTCGCCTCCCGCGCAAAACGATGCCGGTGCACAGGCAACGCCTCCCCCGGCCGAGGGCAGTGACGCCCCGGCAACCGGCGGGGATGCGCCGCCTGCGACCACTCCAGTGGAGTATGAGGAGTTCGAGGTCGCAGAGGATGTCCATGTGGACACCGGGATTGTTGGCGAGTTCAAGGAGACGGCGAAGGGCATGGGCCTTTCGCAAGAGAACGCACAGAAGCTGGTAGATCTTGCGACCCGGAACGCCCACGTGCAGCAGGAAGCGGTTGCTCGTCAGTGGGGTGAGGTCCGGGAGAACTGGGTCAACGAGCTGAAGGCGGATCACGAATTTGGCCAGCAAAATTTTGATTCGACGGTAGAGCGTGCGAACCGTGCGCTTCGGAAGTTCGATGAAGGCGGGGAACTGGCGAAGTACATCTCCAGCACCGGCCTCGGAGACTACCCTCCGCTCATCAAGATGCTGGCTCGTATTGACAAACGAACAGGCGAAGATTCGGTGGATGCGCAGAGTTCGACTCCAGCACAGGGCTTGGAGGATGATGCTGCCATCTTCTACCCGAATCAGGGAAAGCAATAGGAGAACAATATGTCAACTCTTGCAGCTACAAGTCCCACTCTTGCGGATCTTGCCGCAAGGATGGAAGACAAGAAGATCGCGAAGGTCGTTGAGATCCTCAACATGACCAACGAGATCCTCGATGACATGGCCTGGATCGAGTGCAATGATGGCACCAACCATCGCACCACGATCCGTTCAGGCCTCCCCAGTGGAACGTGGCGCTTGCTCAACTACGGCGTGCAGCCCGAGAAGAGCCGCTCCGTGCAGATCAGCGACTCCACAGGTATGCTCGAAAGCTATGCCGTCATCGACAAGGCGCTGGCCGACCTCAACGGGAATTCTGCGGCATTCCGTCTCTCCGAGGACATGGCCTTCATCGAGGGTATGAGCCAAACGATGGCCAGCACCATCGTCTACGGCAACATCAGCAGCGACCCCGAGAAGTTCACCGGCCTCGCGCCCCGGTACAACAGCCTCTCCGCCGAGAACGGTGAGAACATCATCGACGGTGGTGGCACCGGATCGGACAACACGTCCATCTGGTTCGTCACCTGGGGCAACAGCATCTGCCACGGTCTTTACCCCAAGGGTAGCGTGGCCGGCCTGAAGCACCGGGATCTCGGTGAGGATACCGAGACCGATGCCGCTGGTGGCAAGTACCAGATCTACCGCAGCCACTACAAGTGGGACGCGGGTCTGACCCTGCGCGACTGGCGGGGCCTCGCACGTATCGCCAACGTCGACGTGAACGAACTCGCGGATGCAGGCGAGTCCGGGTTCGACGGAGCGGACATCCCCAACCTCATGATCCGGGCGTATCACAAGATCCGCCGGGTCATGAAGCGTGGCCGCACGGTCATCTACGTGAACGAGACCGTCTACACGGCTCTCGACCTCGTCGCGTCGAACCGCACCAACACGTGGTTCACCAAGGAGCACGGCGTAGATGGCATGCCCATCGTGAAGTTCCGGGGCATTCCCATCAAGCAGGTGGACGCGATTCTGGACACTGAGGAAGCCGTATCGTAAACGGCCCCTTCTCCGGGGGCGAGTGAGTTCTGCGGAATGATCTCGTCCCCATTTTGAAGCACTCATCGAAAACGGAGGAATCACGATGATTCTCGACAAGCAGAACCTTTTCAGCGAAGACCAGGAAGTGACAGACAGTGCAGCCAGCACTAACATCATCGATTTGGGTGCCGTCACCAACAACGTGGCCGGCACGCCCACCACGCCCCACCTCAAGGGCGGAACCCGTGGCCGCATTCGTGCGCAGGTCACCACGGCCTTCGAGACCCTCACCTCGTTGCAGGTCAGCGTCCAAGTGGATACTATTGAGGCGTTCTCCAGCCCCAAGACCATCCTCCTTGGCGAGGACATCGCGCAGGCGAGCCTCGTCGCTGGCGCGGTCCTCATCGACGTGGCCATCCCCGCCGAGGTGGACGAGCGGTATCTTCGGCTTTACTACACCGTGACCGGAACGACCGCGACTGCGGGCGCCGTGCTCGCGGGGATCACCATGGACCAGCAGGTCAGCTAAAAGGAGACCAGACATGACAAAGGCTGAACGCACATGCAACAAGCATTGCTTCTTCGCCGGTCGTGAATGGGCTCCTGGCGAGGTGATCGCCGAAGCCGATGTGCCGGAAGGGGGCTTGCCAACGCACTTCGGGCCTACTGAAGAGCGTGTCAGCAGGTGGAAGATCAACACCGCCGCAGGCGTAAAGCCTGTGGACGCGCCTCGTCCTGAAGCGAAGGACGCGGAGATTCCCGTGGCGGACCACGTCACCACGGGCGCACCCGCAACCTTGGCGCAGGCCCAGGAGCAGTTGCTCGGGGAGACCGTCCTCCAGAAGGATGGCCAAGTCCCGATGACGCTCGGGGAAGCGCAGGCGTTCGCGTAGTATTCGTTCCCCGGGGCCCCGTGGCCCCGGGGAGCCTTTCTATCGGAGAAGGAGAGATCATGGAAATCCTGAGAACCGTGTGGTCAGTGGTTAACACTCCTGCGGGGGTGACGTTTGTGGCCAGCATCGCGCTGTACATCCTGAACAAGGTCTACGCGGCGAAGCCCCTCTGGAAGAAGTACGAGGGAACGCTCATCGCCGCTGTGAAGTTTGCGGAGAAGGAGATCCCGGACGGTTCCGCCATCAAGGCTGTGGCTCGCCTGGACGCGGCACTCAAGTATGCCCTCAAAGTGATCGAAGCCGCCGAGGGCCAGCTCCCGCCGAAGAAAATCGCGGAAGTGAAGGAGGGGCTGCAGATCACGCACGCGAACCTGGAGAAGTCTGGAGGGCTTTCCCATGGTAGCGTTGCTGATTGAAATCCTGGGGGTGCTGATCCGATCTTTTTTGCCGGCACTTGCCGAGATCAGGGAGAAGAACCGTGAAGCTGTCGAACACGCTGGCGATCCTGATGTTGATAACGAGTTCTTCGATCGTCCCCGGCTGTGATATCTTCGGAACCCGGGCGGTGTACGTGCCGCCCGGGACTACCGTTGAACTTGCAACTCCTCAGAAGTTTGTGGGGTGGGTGAAAAACAAGGAGACGGGCAAGCGTGAGCGACGGACGGTTGAGGCGCAGGCAGGCTGGCGTGTCGGGAGACCAAAATGAGCAGCGTCATCGAGATATGTAATCGCGCCATTACGGAGATCGGGGGCTACCCGATCCAAGCGTTGACCGAGCAGACCAAGGAGGCGCAGACGTGCTCTCTGTTGTACGCGCCGGCCCGCGATGAAGTTCTGCGGGCGCACCCGTGGAACTTCGCCACGCGCCGGGTTACGCTTGCGCTTCTGAGCGAGACGTACACAGGCTGGACCTACGCATACCAGTACCCTACGGACTGCCTCCTGGTCCGCGAGATATACGATGCCACGTCGGTTACGCCAGGCAACTATGGTCTCACAGAGCAGGCGATCTTTGAGAACACACGGGCCGTGTCATACAAGCCCGAGTTCGAGGTCGCTGCGGATTCGACGCTGACGAGCAAGGTGATCCTGACGGAGAAGGAGAATGCAGTCCTGATCTATACGGCCCGGGTCACAGACACCAATATGTTCGACCCCCTCTTCACAAGGGCTCTTGCGCTGCGCCTGGCTGCGGACCTCGTCACCCCGATGAAGGGTGACCCTCAGATGAAGCAACGCCTCGAGGAGCAATCTTACCGGGCGATCATGCAGGCCGAGGCCGACAACGCCAACGAGTGCCAGAAAGACCCGGACAACGCGAGCACCTTCGTATCCGCGAGGTTCTGACATGCTTACAGGCGCAGTGCAACCGTCGTTCACGGGAGGCGAGTGGTCCCCGAGTCTTTACGCTCGAGTGGATCTGCAGAAATATCCCACGGCGCTCCGCCTGTGTGAGAACTTCATCATTCACCCCCACGGGGGCGTAAGCAATCGCGCCGGCACCGAATTCATAATTGAAGTGAAGGACAGCACCAACACGGTGCGCCTGATCCCGTTTGAGTTTTCTGTAGAGCAGGCTTATGTACTGGAGTTCGGTGACCAGTACATCCGCGTCATTAAAGACGGGGGGCAAATCGATGAGCCCGCTGGGAGTGGTACAGACATTGTCGAAGCCGCGACCTACAAATGGACAGCATCGGGAAGCGGAACCAATGAGTACTACTGCGAGGCGTTGGCTGGAGGAGACCCGTCGATCTCGGAACCGAAGGGAGTTTATGAGGATGTTGGAGGCGCAGACACTGACATGCCCACAGGTATCCTCGGCTCGCTCGCGGCGGGGGAGTGGAACTACGGGGACAACGACTCCCTCGGGTACAGCACGGTCTATGTCCGACTCTCCGACAACGTGGACCCGGATACAAAAGCGGACGGATACCTAGAAGCATCCTACCCGGTGGAAATCGTCTCCCCCTACTTGCACGGAGATCTTGCGCAGCTCAAGTACACGCAGAGCGCCGATGTCCTATACATCACACACCCGGACTACGCGCCGCGCAAGCTCTCCCGGACTTCCCACTACGCATGGACGCTGACTACGATCTCCTTTGCGGCGGGCGTGGCCACGCCTACCAACTTCGCGTCTGGCACCGGGGGGACCAACACCTACAAGTTAACCGCAGTGGATGCGGATGGCCTGGAGTCGGGCCCGACTGCTGCGGTGACCGGATCAGACACTACTACGCTTTCCTGGACCACACAGAGCGTGGCGAAGTTCAACGTCTACAAGGCAGAGGCGGACGGGATCTACGGGTGGATCAAATCCGTGGACGGCAGCAAGACCTCGTGGACCGCTTCCAACATTGACCCGGACTACACCAAGGGCATCCCCATCGTCAAGGATCCGTTCGATGCCCTCAGTGATTACCCCGGCGTTGCGACATTCTTCGAGCAGCGCCTGCTCTATGCCAGGACAGACAACAAGCCGCAGACTCTCTGGGGTTCCGTCACAGGCGACTTCGAGAACCAGAACATCTCCGATCCGCTGCGAGATGACGATGCGTACAACTTCACCATCAATGCACTGCAGGTCAATGAGATCGTCTGGATGGTTCCGCTCAACAATGAACTGATCATCGGCACGACGGGCGCAGAGTGGAAGCTATCTTCCGGCAGTCAGTCCGACGCGGTGACTCCAACCAACGTAAAGATGAGCATGCAGTCTCGCTGGGGCTCGCACAACGCACTGCCTCAGCTCATCGGGAACAGCATCATCTTCGTGGGCAAGGGTGGCAGCATAATCCGGGATCTGCAGTACAACCTCGAGCAGGATGGGTACACTGGCAATAACCTCACAATTCTGGCGAGCCATCTGCTCAAGGACCGTTCCATATCCGAGTGGGCGTATCAGCAGGTGCCGGACCCCCTCGTATGGTGCGTGCGCGACGATGGCAAGATGCTCACGCTCACCTACGCGAAAGAGCATGACGTATGGGGCTGGGCCCGGCATACGACGGATGGGAATTTCAAGAGTGTCTGCTCCGTGCCCAACGCATCCGGCAAGGACGAGGTCTATGTTGTGGTCGAGCGCACGATCGGCGGGACGGCCAAGAAGTACATCGAGTACTTCAAGGATCGCCTGACCGACGATGACATCGAGCAGGCATGGTTCGTGGACTCGGGCCTCCGCCTCAATGCACCGATTACGATCACTGGCGCCACACAGGCGGACCCCGTGGTGATCACAGCTACCGCCCACGGATTCTCCGATGGCGATCTCGTGGACATCCGAGACGTGGCGGGGATGACCGAGCTGAACGGCAACAGATACACCGTGGCCAATGCAGACACGAACACCTTCGAGCTGCAGACATGGTCGCCCACGCCCGTGGACGTGGACGGGTCGGCCTTTACAGCATACACCTCTGGCGGCACCGTGCGCGAAGCGGTAACCACCGTCTCCGGGCTCAGTCATCTCGAGGGCGAGACGGTCTCCATTCTGGCAGACGGTAGCGTGCTTCCTCAACAGACGGTCTCCTCAGGTGCCATCACGCTGCCGTCTGCTGCTTCTATCGTGACGATCGGTCTCCCATTCACATCGAACCTCGAAACCATGGAGATTGAACTCGCTGTGGAGGCTGGCACGCTCCAGGATAAGAAGCGGCAGATCAAAAGCGTCACGGTTCGCTTCGAGAAGGCCCGTGCCTTCTGGGCGGGCCCGAGTTCGGACCGCTTGGTGGAGCTGCAATTCCGCCAGTACGAGAATTACGATTCCGCCATCGACCTGTACACAGGCGATCGCGAGATGTTCGTTCATTCTGGTGAGGTCGATCAGGGACGGGTCTACATCCGAAACGTGGATCCCGTTCCTCTCACTGTCCTCGCCCTCATGCCGAAGGTTGAGTATGGCCCGAGCTAAAGCGCATGTCGTTCCCGCCAATGTCCAGCACGTTGGGGACATGTTCGGCCGCATTCGTAAGGCGGACCATGACGAGTGCTATGCTGCCCTCGGTCGTTCCGCAGAGGAAGGCCTCATGCAGTCTTTTGCGGCATCACGAATGGCTTGGGCTGCTGTCACCGCATCAGAGACAATCGCGGTCTTTGGATGTGCGGCGGCGTCCTTGCTCACGGACACCGGAGTCCCGTGGATGGTCGGCACGGATAAGGTCTCCGAGTACCGGGTGTCCTTCGCTCGCGGAGGCCGGCGGTACACAAAGAAGATGAAGAGGGTCTTCTCATACCTGGAGAACTGGGTGGACGCGAGGAACACTCTGTCGTTGAGGTGGCTGCAGTGGTGCGGCTTCACGATTGAACCTGCACAGCCCTATGGGTTCGAGCAGCGGCCATTCCACAGGTTTTACATGGAGGAATCAAGATGTGCGTAGTTACGGCTCTTGCGGCGTTGCCTTCGGCCCTGACAGGCCTCGGCGGGCTTATGGTTAGCGCGGGTACTATCGCCGCCGACGTGGCCCTCGGCCTCGGCGTGGCGTCGATGTTCCAGCAGTCTAAAGCGACCAACTACCAGGCGCAGTCCGCGCAGAACCAACAGGTGGCGCAGAATCGTGCGATCGAGTACCAGGCGCAGATCCAGGACAATAACGCCGAGATCATGGAGATGCAGGCGCAGGATGCCGAGGCCCGGGGCGAGTCGGAGGAGACGGATCTCCGCCGGAAGGTAAGCCGCTTGAAGGGTGCGCAGAGGGCGAAGTACGGCGCCTCCGGTGTTGTCACGGACGCGGGGAGCCCGCTGGACGCACTCCTTGACACGACTGCGGAAGAGGAACGGGACGCGCTTACGATCCGCCACAACGCAGCCATGGAGGCCTGGGGCCATCGGGTATCTGCGGCGGACACCCGCTCCCAGGCAAATCTCACCCGCTACCGGAAGGTCGATCCGGACATTCCGTACCAGACTACCCTTCTGAGTGGGAAGAGCAAAATGTATGACCGTGCCGGAGGACTTGTGTCCTCGACGGCCCGGTTCGCCGGACTGTAGGAGCCATCATGCCACGAGTCCCGACATATCAACAGCAAGTATCCGCCCGAGCAATGCCCGGTGTGCGGCAGTCAACGAACGTCTCTGCAGATTCGTTCGGAGCGCAGCAGGCCGGGTGGGACATGCGCAAGGGACAGGCCATGGAGGCCATCGGTGACTCGATGGCGAACAACTCGAATCGGGCGATGGACATCGCCACGAGCTTCAAGGTCCGTGCAGAGAGGGCCCTCGTTCGCGACCGGGTCAACAAGTTGCGAGCAGACCTGGACAAGCACGAGCTGGAACTGAGAAAGCGCCAAGGTGAGCACGCCTTCAACGCAGAATCGGAGATGAAGAATTTCATCGAAGAGCAGAAGAAGGCGTACTACCGTTCTTCCAAGCTCTCCCCGCGAATGCGGGAAATGCTCGACAGCAATTTCTCGACGGTGTCACAGCCGTACCAGCGGCGGGCATACAGTCACCAAATCCAGGAGATTGAGAAGTTCGACATGGCCACGCTGGAGGCCGAGAACGCGCAGGCGATCACGGACATCCGCAATCGTCCCACGGACGCGGATACGATGGCCCTCGCCCTGTCGGAGATTGAGCAGAACACGATCTCTCTGTATCGCGATAAGCTGGGTCTACCCGCAAACGCGGTGCGCGGGAAGCTCAAGGAAGCGTACCGGAACGCGCACATGCAGGCGCTCACAGTGATGCTCGATCAGGAGCAGTTCGGTCCTGCCCGGGCACGCCTGGACCAGATCGAGGATCTCTACAACCCCAAGGACAAGGACGGCAAGCGCAAGGGTGAGAGCCTTCTTGACCCAGCGTGGAAGGCCAAATTCCGCGCAGATCTTGACCGAGCGGAGATCCCGGTCAAGGCTGCGGCCATCGTGTCGAAGCTCAAGGACTTGCCACAGAAGGAACAGTGGAAGGCCGTGGACGCTGTCCGTGAGGAGAACCCCGATCTTGCGAATGTCATCGATCGGCAGCTGTCGATCTGGCACAACCGAGAAACTGCGATGCGGCGTGAACGTGATGACAAGATCACGAGTGCCTACCTCGATCAGATCTGGAAAAACCCGACGCTCGACAACGTCAAGAACGCCATCCCGAAGGGGATCAGTGGAGACCTGAAGTGGGATCTCTACACCAAGGGGCTCCGTGCTGTGGACGCGTCCATGAAGCGTGCGGCCCTCGGACGCGGACCGGAAATCAAGGACTCGAAGGACTACTCCCTGGCGAAGGAGATGGTGCGCCTCGACCCCGAGCGATTCGACATCACGCAGTTCCGGGAGGTGCTGAGCCCGAAATCCATGCGGAGGCTGAAGCTCTACCACGATTTCCACCTCGGGAAGGCGAAGCCGAAGGAAGCTGCCAGCGAGAAAGCCCTTGAGGGATTCCTCTCCGACGTGGCGCCGATCCTCAAGGCATCGCACAAGCTCTCGTGGGAGAAGAACCCTGCGCTATTTGCCCGGATGCTGTCCAAGGCCGAGGAGCGTTATCGGGAAGAGCAGGACGAGGATGGCAAGATCCCCATGGACAAGAAGCGGTCTCTCTTCGTCGAAATCGCGACGATGGACCCGGACAAATTTGAGGACGATCTCGAGTCCGCAGGGGAACTGAACGAAGAAGGGAAGTACCTCATCGATACGACAACTTCTCCTGACGGCTTGACAGAGTCAGTCCATTTCCGGGACCGCAGTGGCGCGGATGTCCGTACTCTCCAGAAGAAGTTCTTCAGGCACGAGAACTCCCAGGAGTTCAAAGACTGGCTCGAGAAGGGCGGCTACGACAAGCATGAATTCCGAAATGGTGAGGTAATCGGATACAAACTGGCCCAATCCAGAAAGTCAATGATTGCTGGAAAAATCGCAGGCAGCATTCCGTTCATCGACCCCATATCAAAACCTGGGATGAGATCTTTTGCAATGAAGGCATTCAAAGAATACATCGAGGCCGGAAGATTCGACCCAAGGCATACAGAATCGTATGAGCGCTTCTTGGATTCGAACCTTAAGCACCCAGGAGTCCAGGCACGCTTCGATCACGAGACCGGCCGTGCGTATGTGTACGACCGTGGCTTCTTTGAGCAGAAGTTGCTGAACGTGCAGGCGGGGGTCAAAGAAAAAGACCCCGCCGCAGCCCGGGCGGAATATGTCATCGATGACCGGACGGGGGATCGTTTTCGTCCTGCAGAACAGAGAATCGAAAACGGGGTGCTTATCCGTATCCTGTACGATCGAGACGGGAATCCTCGTACCGCACGCATCCCCGTCAAAAAGAAGGGCACTGACAAATGAGCGCACTCCCCGAAGGGTTCGCGATCGCAGAAGGCGCCGAGTGGGAAGACGAAACGCCTCCGAAGCCTGAGCAGTCCCCCGTAGTTGACTACGAGATCGACGAGACGGCTAAGTGGGAAATCGACCCCACGCCTCCGTCTGTTCCAAAGGCTCCTCCTATCGAGCAGAAGGGGCTTGTTCCTGACATAAGTCAGCGCCTGGATCTGCAGCGCACCCTCAGGGAGTACGGCAATCTCGACCAAGCACTCCAGGCGTATGGGGACGTGCGTCGGGCTCTGATAGCTACGGAGAATGTGAGCCCTCAAGAAGCCGCGAAGATGGCAGAGATGTCCGCGCAATTCGGACTCCCACGGGATGCGGTGCTGGCGAAGTACAAGTCCCTGGAAGACAGGCGCACTCTTCAGAAACTGCAGGACATTGTATTCCGCATTGACCAGAGTGGAAACCTCGAGAACCCCTTCCTCATCCAGCATCTGGTCAATCCTGTGAAGGCACGAGCGTTGATCGATGACGCAGCGGTTCTGTCAGAGCTGGAGTATCTGGTGCGGGCGCGAGCCACTGAAGGCTTCTGGGGCTCGGCGTACAAGTATTTTCCGGAACCTATGATCGCAACAACCAAGCAGTTTGCCGGCGCGGGGGTCCAGATCATGGGGGATCTTTACGAGGGGACCAAGGCTCTGGATGAAGTGTACCCCGGCCTCGGGAAAGCTCTGCTTGACACTTCCCTAACGTCCAAGACATTCTACTGGGTTCCGCGTGCGTTGGGTGTCAACGAGAAACACATGGCGCAATTCCGCAGGGAGTATCTGACACATCGATACCTCCCGTCCACAGGCAAGACAATGGACGTGGTTCGCGATCTTGCGGGCATCCTCCCGCAATGGGGAGCCACGATGGCTGCGGCGTACTTCGCGCCGCCGCTAGCGCCGGCGGTTGCGGGCTCTTTCATCTATGGAACGCACAGCGCCGAGCTATACGACAAAGGCGTTCCCCTCCTGAACCGGGCGCTCACGGGAATCCCCAGTGCAGTAGGGCAGGGGCTCCTTGAGAATATCGGCGTGGGGAAATCACTCGGCCTAATTCGTGCGGGAAGCTTTTCTCGAGCGGCGGCTATGAACTTTCTGCGTGCGTCCGCTACCGAAGGCGGGACGGAAGCCTTCCAGAAGCTTGTGGACGAGGCGGCAAAGATGTCCGCAGAAGGGACGTGGCAAGGAAAGCCCATGGGGGAGATCCTGGCCGAGTACGTCAACCGTTTGCCTGA